AAAACACTAATGATGATGCCAACCATACTGCTTCACCACCTTTGGCCTTGATTTCAGGTTGTCCAAATGGATTATCAGGAAGTAAAACCCAAGGTTGATTTAAGATCACTAAAGTATTGTAATATGGGTAGTCTTCTTTTTTAGATTTTGAGATTCTTGAATGAATTCCCATACCAATTTTATCCGCTAATACTTTTGCGTTGTGCATTCCACCGCCTTTACCATCAAAAGTCATCTGACAAGGTATACTTCCAATACTGTCCCACAAAAATAATAAACTATAAGGAATATCTCCCTTTTCTTGAGCGTCAAGAATGTCATTAATAAATTCAGTTGCTTGTTCAATTACATCAAACGAATCGTTAAAAATAAACATTCCATCATACTCACCAAGTTCGTTTTTTTCCGCCTGTAATCCCAATTCAATAGCATGTTCCCAAGACCATTTTTTCTCAGTAATAATAAGAATAGGTAAATGACCTTTTTTCTGAGCGTCAGCTGCCGCAAGGATCATTGCCGTTGTTTTTGAGGTATTTGAATGTCCTAAAAACATATTTATACCACCCATAATAGGGCCAGGTAATCCACATGATCCCATAAAAGCTTCTCCACAATTATAGAAACTTTCTGGTTTGTATTTTGTTTTTGTCGAATATTTACCTTTAATTGTTTCTAAAGATATTTCTCTTTTTCTTATCGCCATTTTATTATAAAATTTCTGAATTATATTTACGAATTTTTTCCAATGACTCAAGTTTATCTTGTGCGTTTGCGAATTTTTCAACTAACTTATCCATTTCTTCTAAATGTTGTGGATGTTCACCAATACCAACAGATGAAGTTAAATAAACTAATAACGTCGCTTCTGATTCTGCCATTTCACTGCGATACTTTAAGGACAATGCCTCATACATTTTTTCTGCTATTTTACTCATTTTTTTTGATTTTTTTTGATTTTAAAAAATATGGACACTCAGTATTTCCAAGTGCCCATGTCGAACTTTAATTAGAATGGTAATTCCTCATCAACGTTATTATTTGTTTGAGGGTCTTCAACTTGATTAATTGATTTTGATCCACCCAAAGAAATTTCAGATACACTACTGTTGGAATAAATGTATTTTCCCGCATCAGTATCCCATCTTGGGGTTTCTCCTTTAGCAATTGATTCAAGATACTCAACAGGTTTTTTGGAATATACATCCTCCCAAGTTAACTCATTATTAATCCAATCATTAGATGTATCAGTATCAGTATGTGTTGGTGATGGATCATCATACATAACCGTTTGAATTACGGTATATGTTGCTCCTTTTGGAGTCTTTGCCTTTGTAAGTTCAAGGATTAAGTCACGACCATTATCAGAGTCGGTAACATCACCTTTTGCCTTCCAAATTGGAATAATTTTATCAAGTATTCCTTCTTGTTTGTAATTGTGTTTAAATCTCCAAAATTTAACACCGTCAGATTCGTTATCACGATCAATTACTTTAACAATATAAAACTTACGTGATTTGTATTGTGTTGCTAATTGTTTGTCGGATTCACGACCTGTTGAAATCAACTCTTCATAAACCTCATTTAAAGGTGAACGTTCGTTGTCATTTTTTGCCGGATCATAGAACTTTTGCCATTTACCGTCAACATTAATTTCGTGGAACCATACCTCTTTAAAAGGTGATGACCCATCTGTTGTAGGTAAAATACGGATTGTTCTCTGACCTTGTTTTTCGGTATCCTTAAGGATTGCTGCGAAATACTTTTTCATTCTTTCTTCTTGTGTAAATTTTGAAGTGGAAGAAGAACCACTTTGTTTTGAACTCTCATACTGAGCCAAAACCGCATCAAAGGAATTGTTTGTCGCCATTGTTTATATATTTTTTAAAAGTTTATAATAGAAAGTATAAGTTAAATAAAAATAGTAGTCAATAAGGTAAGTAAAAATATATAGAGATTTTGATTAAATAATTAACATGTTACATCATTTCATCTTGGTCTTCGTAGTCATTAAAACTACCTTTAATTTCATTTGGAGAAAATTCTTCAACATCATTAGTTGTTAAAACATATTCATTTTTTCCAGATTTTTCCATTTCTCCCATTTTGTCATCAAAAAAATCACTTAATTTTTGATTAAACGGTCCAGAATCTAAACTTCTTAATTCCAATTTTTCTTCAGGAGTTTTTGGTCTTATTTTTTCAATTTTTGATTCCAAACTATTTACCGTATTAACTAAATTATCCATTTCACCTAATTTAGTCTCAAGAGTATTTAATTGATTAAATAAATTATTAAAATATTCTTCTTGTTTGTCAGCAAATGTTTTTTGTGTGTTAATTAAATCGGTAATATCAAGTTCTTCGGTTTCATTTCCAACTTCTTCCACATCAGGATCATTTTTAATATCAACTGGTTGAGGTGTTGGTTCGGTTGGAGGTGGAGGAGCAACCTCTCCACCCGGAGGTGGTGGCAATTCTCCACCCGGAGGTGGTGGTAATTCTCCGCCAGGAGGTGGAGGAGCAACCTCTCCACCCGGAAGTGGGGGTAATTCTTCACCCGGAGGTGTTTCTTGTTCTAAGATATATTTATTGATATTTTTATATCTTCTAATTTCTTCTAATATTTTTTTATCTATTGACATATTAACCGTTTAATAATTGTTTTATTCCAGATTTTGTTTCAACTTGGATTTTTTTATGTGTGTTTAATGTATTGTCTACACGTTCAATCAGTCCATCCTTCATTCTTATTGTGTAACAATCTCCGGTATCTAAATCACACACCTCTTTAAATCCATTACCATTATCTTTTTCTGTTACTCTTGTGTTTTTACCAAGATAGTTATCTAAAATTAATTTTGTGCTCATAGTTTTTTTATTATAAATATCTAATAAAACAAAAAAAACATTTTAAGGTATTGATTTAACAATATTAAATGACTCTCTAAATTTATTTTCAATTGTTTTTTTATTTTGTTCAGTCATTTTATCATAAACACTGTCAGGTTGGTTAACCGGCCATCTTAATATAAATGCTTTACTAAGAGCTGTTATTTGTTCGTCGGTAGTTGATAATGGTTGATTTGAAATAAATGATAGTTTTTCTTTGAATTTACTTATTACAAATTTTACAAAGTACTCATCACTCCTAAATATTGCAAGTGGTATATTTTGGGTTGATCCTTGGTTTACACAATAATATTTGTTTTCCATCAAAAATGATGACCCCCCATAAGCAACATCTAACCTTATTGATCCGTAATTATGACCATATGCCTCAAATTTATCAGATTTATAAGAATTAATATACATCACAGAAAATATAAATGCCAACATTAAAGTTTGATTTTCTGTCGTGATGTTAGCACTTATCATTTCCTTTTTAATTAATTCAATAGAATTTTTTAATGTTATTTTAGTAATAGTAGGGGTTTCAATTGTATAGTTTGTATAAGAACTATTTAAATTGTCCGAACAATTTTGATTTGGGGTTAAAGAACCATTACCATTATTTGTATTGTTAATAATATCATTTTGTTCTTGTAATATATTTTCGGGAGAATCTAGTTTAGCGGTTTCATCTTTTTCTATTTGTTCTTTAATTGATAATAATATTGTGGTACTTAACGATTGTAAAAATTTATCTATTGCCGGAATACTATAAAATGGTTGTCTTTGTCCTTCAAACTCAGTATCAAAACCATTGTCACTTATTCTATGACTAACTTTCGTAATCATATATGGACCACTAAACATAGGTACGTTTCTTAAGTTAAAATACATCATTGGTTGAATCATTGCATTACCTAACATATCAATACTACACTTATAACTTCTATTTCTATATAAGTTATAAAGAGATACGCTCTGTGTTGATTCACTTCTGTTTCTATTTAAATTCGCCATCTGATTTAACACTTCTAAACTTTCTGTTGTTGGGAGTCCAGGGTCTTGACTTATATCAAATTGTTTGAATATTTGTTGGTTTTGAGGTCCAATATCAACATTAAATCCAACAACCTTATTTGATTTATCCCAATCTGTTTTTCCGTTTAAATTGTCAAGTAATGGATTATCACTTGATCTTCTTAAATCAAAAGCATCATCTCTAAAACGATAATCCACATTATCATTTAAGGCTAAATGTTCACTAGGTTTATTGGCATATAAACATAAAAATTTTGATGTTGTATCCCGATAATCTAATGTTAAAAATGTTCCAAATAAGGAATTTGCAAACTCTAATGTCCCTTCCGGATTTGGTGTTGGGTTTTTACTAACGTTTTGTACATTATAAAAATTAGCGTACGCCGGCATAGTAAAGTATGTAAAATTATTTTGAGTTAAAATAGTTGTTACCATGTCCACCATTTTATTATTATGGTCACCATATTCTATTAATTCTTTTACTTTAAAAATGTCAGCATATATTTTTTGACCAACATCTCTACTTGCTCTATCGAACAATAAAATGTCTTCAAATAGTGTTTTTGTTTTATAGTCATTACCTGAAATAAATTTGTCATTTATAGATTTAAATGTGTCCCATATTTCATATCTTGTTTGTTCCCCCTGTAAATTAGATTTAACACTATTTCTATCAGGAGTAACTATTACGTTTGGTAATTTATTTCTTAATCTTGTTAATTCTAAATCAAGTACTGTGTCAATATAATCTTCATTTTTGTTTAAATAATCATTCATTAAAGTATAAAACTCAATTTTAGTTATATTATTTTTTTTAAGTTTCTGTGTTGCATAAATTTTTATTATCGGAGCAAACTGAATAACATTTTTTTCATTAAATTGAACATCTAAATCAATAAAAAAATCTGTAATATATGATCCATTATTTTTATATTTTAATTCGGGTATTTCTGAAAACCCAACATAAGTCTCTAAAGCTTTCCAAGTAACTGGATTATTTGTTTTTGATTGTAATAAAGTAACAGGACTTAATAATCCAGTTGGTAAAGTGTTTGGTGATGATTGTTTATACCCTTGATATGTATATGGATTCTCAATATATTTATTTGAAAAAGTATAAAATAATTTTTTATCAAAGTTTGACGGGTTACCATATTTCATCACAACCTCATAATCCATAAATTTAGTTAAATAAGATTTAAATGCGGTAATTTGACTATTTTGTATTTCTGAAACAATGGAGTCACCATTTGTTGCTGTTGGTACCGGAATTTTCATCATTGTTCTCATTAACAATTGGAAATTTTTACACATTTTTTCACTTTCTGTCTCTTCACCTGTTACAGATGTAATTAATGTGTCATAATCATATACCGATCTACCAAAATTTAAAAACTCTATCTCTAAAATGTCCAAAATATTTTTATCAAATGATGTAAACATTTCATCCAATTTAGAGTAATCACCTATATCCCCATTTATTGAAAAATTTTGTTGTGTTGTACCACTATTATAAATTTCTTTTAAATAACTGTCAGGACTTGGGGGAACGACTTTATTATTATTGAAATACCCATAATTTGGTGCTTTCCAAAATAATCTTACAGAACCATTATACATTGAGTTATTTCCTGAAACCTCTGTTTTAATAGTTCCATTTATTCTAAAACACTCATCTTTAGTTTGATTTATTATTCCCCCAAATGAAGGAAGGGGGTAAATAGAAGTTTGATCAGTTGTTTTTACATAACAAGACCAAGGCGTTAATGTTAATGAACGTGTAACATTAGGAAAATCAAACCCATTAGATTTATTAATTAAAGAACCAGTTGTTTTAACCATTCCTAAGTTTGTATTTAATGCAGATTGTATTTCCGAACTGACATATCCAACAGCGTTAACATTAGTCAAAATAAAATTAAATGTTGGACCAAGAAGATCTAAAGTAATTGTTGTACCATTTGGTAATTGATTAGGGGTTATTATATATCTACCAACACCCCCAGTTGTTCCACTTATCTGAGAAACTATTGTTGTACCATATTGTAATGAAGTACCAGATAGTGTCATTCCACTAATAATTTCATCTCCATTTATTGTTAGTACTTCTAATTCATTATCATTAACTATTGCACAAGTACCTCCAATTGGTACTACACTATCAAAAACAACTTTTCCTTGATAAAAAACATTAAAATCATCTATTGTTTTTGGGTAAAAACCATTATTAATAATTGTTTTTACATAATTAATTCCAAGAACATTTGTTGTTATATTACCCTCTAATATAATTTCTTGTGGTGAACCATCAATAGTAACATTATAAGATTTTGTTGTTGCACTATTAACGGGGTCGTAATTATAAGAATAATTAAAATTGTTCCAAACTTCTGTTAAAATATCATTTCCAGTTTCAACCCAAGTTTTGTATCTATGCCAAAGTGATCCATATTTTAAAATCCAAGCGTGTGGTAATCTATGTATTGCTCCAAATTTTTTAATTGTTGATATAATATAACTTAATTCATTTGTGGAATTATTAGTATCATCAAGTAATTTGTATTTTTCTTTTAATGTTGCTAAAGGTAAACTATTTAAAAATAGATAAGCTGCCAATTTATATGGGGAAGAATCTCCACTATTATATCTAAAATTATAAACTCCTTTTTGAATTGCATTTATAAAATAGGGGGTGTTCAACATTGAAGTTGTTTGTTCGTCTATTAAATTGTCTGTATAATTTTTATAAAAAACATTTCCTTCTGTTATATATTGATTTTTAATTTGTCTATTTTTATAAAATAATTTTAAATTACCATTTATAATTGATTGATTAAAAATGTCATCAGTATAATTAAAATTAGTTATTGGTTTTATAATTTTATTTTCAGTAAAATTAACAATTGATTTATTATTTAAATCATATTTTAAAACATCAGAAGTCTTATATACCAATTCTGTTTTTTGTATTATTGTGCCGTTTGCCAAATAATTGTTGTCCCAAGATAAATTAGTTATTGGGTACAAATCACATATGTCATATTTTTCAATTACATTGTCAATCCCAATATATTTTTCAACTAATTCCGTATTTTCTATTCCAACATTTGGTTGGGATATTTCATTAATTAATATCTTAGCGTCTAAAAGATCAAATGAACTTAATGTTTCATTTTTAATATATGGTGTATTAAATTCTCCTCTAATAAAATTTTGCCAAGATATTCCCTCTCCTTGATTTGAGATATGTCTTAAAAATCCTCCATAGACTCCTGAATTAATATTATATTCTTTTAATTTTTTAGTTAGATATGGGTTGTCATCACCTAACGCTTTTATAATGTTAATAACTTCTGACTCGGCAGAATAAAACTCCATATTATATAATTTCGAAGAGTCTCTAGACATTAAACTATAAAATGAATTTAACATTAATCTTTCATATATTTCATAAAAAAATTTTACTTCTTCTGTGTTTTGAAATACTTGATTATTAATTGGAAATTCAATAGCATTAAAACTTAATCTTTCAGGTTTTGTTAATCCATTATTAATATATTCAGGATCCGGAATTGGAAGTTCTCTTTCTGTATATGCCTTTATAAATTCTTCAACAAACTCAACTTCAGGCCATATTTCAGGTATAAAAGCGTTTATTTTTCCCGATAAAACCGGATCACCAGGATATTTTAATTCATATTTCTCACCACCATCGTTTTTTGTGTTTTCAACAATTAATTGTGGCCAAGGATATATTGGGGTGTTTTCTTCTCCATCGTTTTTTATATCAACACTAGGGACCGTTGAATTACTACCAAATACGGCATCTTTTCTATACTTATCTTCTCTTAAATTCCAAGCCTTTGTATGTACATCATCCATCAGACGTAAAAAAGCTTCCCCTTGAGCAAAAAATACCGCTAAAATATTCCTCATTGTTGGTTCAAAACCAATACCAGTTGATGTATTACTCATTTGATCCGCCAATTGTGCAGTTAAAGATTCTTCAATTTTTTGTCTATTTATTTGATATTTTTGTTGCATTACTTTTGTTTGATTTAAAAAGTAACCTTTACCATCAAATTGAAAATTTTTATTTTTCTGAAATTCGATTTCTAATGTTTTTGTAAAAGCGGAAACTTCGGATGGAATTCCGGGTAATTCTTTATTTGTTCTTAACAAATATGTTTTATTAATGTTGACATCAATAAACTTTGATTTAGTGTAACAAGTATTTAATTCAATTTTGTTCGGAATATAATTTGGTTGATTTAAACCTAATGTTTTATTCTTTTCAAGAGCAAGATTAAATTTTTTAATTATACCATCAAGTTCATTTAGTGGTGCGGATTGTTTTGTAATATCGTCCCTGTATTCTTTTTTCCATTGGTATATTATTTCTTCACTATCTTTAAGTACAAAAATATTATTCACATCTAAATATTGTTTTACCCAAGAATCGGGAGTATAATAAAAAACATACCCATCATATTCAGTTAGTTGGGTTGTGTAATCTGTTAAATCATTTAAAACATTTAAGTTAGTTTTTTTAAAACTATCTATTATATTTTTAATAAACCTATCTAACCTGTACTTTAATTGTTGTATTGTTATTTCAGGAAAATTATCATTAATTAATCCTTTTGATTTATATTCAGAATATAATTCTTTCATTTTTTGATAACCCTCACTTGCAAATGTTTTTTTAACAGGTGTTGAATTATTAGAACTATTATTTGGTTGGATTTGTTTTGTTGTAACAATTGACTTGTACATTAGTGGTGTTCCCATCATTGCTCCAAAAGTAACATGAGACATAATTGTGTATTTATATGTTTTCAGTTCTAATTTTACCCTAAAGTTACCAGAACTTGGATCAAATGAAGATCCAAATTTTTCTAACATTAATGGTATTCTAATTGCTTTACCCAAATATCCTTTTATGGTTAAATGAAAAAGTGGGTATGGGAATTGGAAAAATGCTGCGTATGGAGAATTATTACCACCTTCAAACAACGATCTTCCTTTTACGTCTTCAAGAGTAATATCGATAGTAGGTACAAAATCTAAACCACAACTATAATTTATTTGTGTTATACCTAATAATCCATTATCAACAGCACCAGGTACCCCATTTGATATTAAACTTTGACTATAATAAAAGTCTGCTGAATTATCAGGATTTACACTAACCGATTTTTTTGGTTGGTTAACACCTTTTCCAGTTAAAGTATTTTTTCCTGTTATTTCATCTGACCATCCATTGTCTAAAAATTTTTTAAACCCTGGATTTAAAAAATTAATTTTACCAACAGATATAGTTTTAACTGATTCGTTTAGTGAAACGCCTAAAGCTAATTTAGTTCTTGGTAATACAGAACATTCTAAATTAGCGTAGAACACAAGATTTTCGTGATCTATAAGTCTTTCTTTTGGTCTACCTTCTTCATCAATTATTTTATTTGGGTCAATTACTGATATGTTTTGGTAATCAAATTCTACTAATATATTTTCTCCGTTATTTACCATAATAGAATATGTGATTATCTAATTCGTTTTTATAATCCTGTAATGAAGTTAACAACGGATATGGAATTGTCAATACCGCACCATCAGGAATATTAAATTCAAGTCCAGTATATTGTGGGTTTGATTGTAAAATTAACCAACCAAAAAATGGTGAATTGTAATGTTGTTGAGACACTTTATCTAATCTAGACGTACCAACCTTATAAATATATCTTTTATCTGATGATTTTGACGGCAAATTAATATACGGAACAACGGTTTGTTTTCCGTTAAGTAAAAATGAATTATATCTATTATAATACTGTAACTGCATATTAATTAAATTTTATTTTACCATTATATTTATCATTAGTATTTAAGTTTTGTTTACTATATAGGTCCGATATTCTTTTTTCATACGTTGAATAACTTGGGTCATTTTTGTCTGTAGTATACCCTACTTTAACATCAAAAGGGGGTATTTCAAAATTTTGAAACTTTTCATATTCAGGACTTTTTTCATAATCATTAAATAATCTATTTTCATTTTCTTTTTCTGTTTTACATTGTTTTCTATAGTCGTCAAACCTATTTTTTAAATCAGATACTAATTTTGGGTTAGATTTTATTTTTTCTAATGAGGTTAAACTTTCTATAAAAGAAGTATATTTGTTATCATCTAACATTACATCAGACATTACCATATAAAATCTTATTTGTTCAGGAGTTGAAAATGGTCTAAACCACCAACTAAGATCCGGAAAGTTCATTACGTTAATATTTTCACTATATAAGGGTGAATCTATTATATATCTGTTTAACATAACATCAAAAAATTCGGTGATTCCTGATGCAACATTAGTCTTATATACATTAAGTATTGAATCAGATACAGTTGTTGCACTAGATCCTGTAAAAATATAAACTTTTGGTTTACCAGTCTCTAATAATATTCCATCAATTTTTGATATAACCACATCAGTTTTTCTAAAGGTATAGTTTAAATTTTCTTGATAACTTGTAAGTTCGTTAATTGACCCAATAACAAAATTATTTATTTCACCTTCTCTATTTTTTAAAATATCCTCTAATTTATTTTTGACTTGTCTTTGTGCAGCATTAGTGTATTCAGTATTTGTATCGTTAACAATATCTTTAATAACGGGAGATAA